TCATTATAGTAGAATAAGATGCCGATGAAGAACGCCTCCTACGAACGCTACTATGCGAAGAACCGTGAGTTGCTTACCCAGAAGATGAAGGATAGATACGACGCCGACAAGAAGCACGAATATTACGAACAGCACAAGGAGGAGGTCAAGGCGAACACGAAGCGTCGCTACGAGACCCTCAAGGCAGAGAGGAAACTTGCTGTTTGTAATCAAATCCTTGCCCTCAATCCTCCGGAACTCCTCCGGCAAAAAGTGGAGGGTCTCATTGGTGCTGGGTCGCCCTACCTTACGACACACGGTCGCACCCTTGACCACCTCCTTCGCCAAGCACAGCAAACGATTGCTGTTGCGTAAATATCTCCCCAGTTAAATATCTCCGGAGTATATATAGCAATGAACCGAGTAAGCGATTTTATGCTCCAACTCTCAAAGCAGTTGATTGAGGAAAAGAAGATTGCCGAGAGCAGTGCGTCGCTCTACATCAAGAACCTCTGGACGCTGAATGGTTGCGAACCCTTCAAGAACCTTGCCTTCCTCCGCAAGACCGCCGAGATTGACGAGAAACTGAAGGGATATGCGGACAGCACACGCAAGACCTTCCTTGCGTCCGTCGTATCGGTCTTGTCGCTGGTAAAGGATAAGGCGACATACAAGAAGGTCTATCAGCATTACCACGATGAGATGATGAGTGCTTCCAATGCTGTCCGGACACAAGAGACCTCTGGAGAGAAGACGGAGAACCAGAAGGAGAACTGGATTGANTGGGAGGATGTAATAAAGAAGCGTAGCACTCTTGCCGATAGTGCCCACACCATCTCCCAGATGAAGAACATCACGGCATCGCAGTATAACGAACTCTTGACGCTGGTCGTGCTGTCGCTCTACACGGATATCCCTCCTCGTCGCAACCAAGACTATTCCGATATGTATGTGGTCGGCAAGTGGAACGACAAGATGGATGCGAACAAGAACTATCTTGACCTTCTGGGTAATCAGATGGTCTTCAACAAGTATAAGACAGCAAAGAAGTATGGGACGCAGTTCGTGGCGGTTCCATCGGACTTACATACAGCAATCGCTATGCTGTTGAAGCACCATCCGCTCCACAAGGGCAAGATTACAAAGAACACCGAGTTCCGCTTCCTTGTCTATGGTGATGGACAACCGCTCACGGCAGTCAATGCGATTACACGCATCCTCAACAAGGTCTTTGGTAAGAAGGTCGGCAGTTCTATGCTCCGGCACTCCTACCTCTCATCCAAGTATGGAGACATCAAGGAGGAGCAACAGAAGGACGCTGATGCGATGGGTCATTCAGTCGGAGAACAGCAAGGAGTGTATGTTAAGAAGTAATACAGCACCTACAGCACATATTTACGATATGATGAAAATCGGTCTAAAGGTGGGGTGATATGTATAGGTATAGAAGAAGATGCCTTGCCCCTCGTGTAATGCCCCCAATGGAACGCCCCACACTTGGCAGTCGTGCCTCCCCATCAATATGCGGACTGCTCCTACGCACCCATTTGAACTCCTCGCACTGAAGGAGCGGTATGCTAATAAGATTGCTCGTCGCAACAAGAAACTGGCGACCAATCCAAAGGGGGAGATAAGGCGGTTGAACGCAGAGGTCTCTGCCTTGAGGGGCAAGATGGACAATGTGGATAGACTGATGACGACATCGGTCAAGTATCATTCAGATATGGCGAAGTTCAATGTCCTTGCCGACCGCCTCAATGAGGATGTTGCCGGTCTTATTATGCGGTTCGCAACCTATTAGTCCAGTCCAGTCCAATGCAGTCCAGTGTATCCTTTTCCGCAGAGTTTCTCTATAGGACAACAATAATCCCAATGTAGGAGGTAAGTCTGCGATTTTGCCTACATAGACCTACATTGGGGGTATCGTCCAGTTTGGTCAAGACATCCGGCTTTGAACCGGAGAACAGAGGTTCAAATCCTCTTGCCCCCATCATTCTTACATATAGTAAGTATCTACACGCATATTCTTACGATTAGTAATCATCTAATCATAAGTTTATTACTACTATATGAGATTTACGATGAAAAAAACCGGTTTTTTTCATAGGAAAACCCATTTAGCATTGAGTTTCTTCATTTGACTTACTTACGCTGTCGTATAATATACACAGCACATATTTACCATATGATGATAATCGGTTTAAAGGAGTGGTAATATATATGGGTATAGCAGTATGTCCGGCACCGAGTATGATTTGGATGCGTGGGGTCTTGGGTCTGGTAAAAATGTCTCGCCTCCGGCAACCACCTCCGGCGTTGCGGAAAATCCATCTAAAGAAAACTCTTCTCATTATAGTAGAAGCGAGATGTCCGATGCCCACGCACTTTACGAGCGTCTTGGATTTGTGGTGATGAGCGGAATGATGACGGCAAAGCAGAACAAGAAGGGCGAGTGGAAGAAGCAATTTGGGTTCCAGTCTGGGTGGGAGAAGAAGACCAGTAAGGAATACAATAAGAAAGCAAGTGGGTTTGCCATTCTTACCGGTAAGACCTCCGGTTGCTCGGTCATTGACATTGATGACCCAGAGTGCGAACACAACAAGGAGTTGATGGTATTGATGGCGGATTGTAATCTGATTGCCGAGACCAAGCACGGTTTTCACTATGTCTTCAAGTATGATGACCGCATAGTCCAGACCACCGGCGATAAACTGGATGTCCGCAACGACGGCGGTTGTATCTTCTGCGAACCCAGTGTCTGCCGTGATGACAAGGGCGAGACGGTCGCAGAGTATCATTGGATTAAACAACCCTTTGAGGATGAAGAGTTGGTTTCCTTACCGGATGAGGTCGTGGAGTTCCTTACGAAACTGGACGCACGGTATGTGGGTGGTGTTAAGAATGTTGTAGAGGAACAAGAGGTTCAAGTCCCTATGGCGGAAGAAACTGCGACAACGACCGTCGCAACGGAACCCACCAACGAGGAGTGCGATAGCAATCTGCTCAAGGTGATTGAGGCATTGGACAAGAAGCGGTATGAGAACTACGACGACTGGGTCAAGATTGGTATGGTCTGCTACAACGAGCGTATCTCTATGAGTGCGTGGGAGACGGCGACCAAGAGCAAGTATCCCTCTTATGGTGCCGGTTCCAAGCGTGTATGTAAAGACAAGTGGTCATCATTCGCAAAGGAGAAGGGACGCAAGGTAATGGGTGCGACGCTCTGGAAGTGGCTCAAGACTGATAACCCTACTGCGTTCTGGGGTCTGATGGAGAACCGTATGGACTTCTGGAACTTGATTGCCCTCATCAACCATAAGGACATCGCCAAATACTTCTACAACATCAATCCGGACGGATACCTCTGGTGCGAGACACTGGGATGGTATTCGCTCTCCAAGAGCAATATCTGGAAGCACTACGATAAATCGCAACCATCCGGTCTCAAGAGGCATATCGCCGACACACTCCAAGACCTCACAATGGACACCAAGAAAGCGGAGTTGGCGACCTATGCGAAGGAGAGTGCGAAGATTACTGACCAAGAGAAGCAGAAGGAACTGCTCAAGAAGCACCAGAACAAGATTAAGATTATCCACGACGCATACAAGACCTTCGGCACCTCTGATTTTTGTAATGGCGTTATCGCCTTCCTACCGTCCTTCTATGAGCTTGAGGACTTGGAGGCGAAGATAGATATGAACCGTTATCTCTATGCCTTTACGGACGGCGTTTTTGACCTCAACACTTGTGTCTTCCGGATGCTCACGCCACTGGACTATGTAAGCACCACTTGTGGATATGCGTATCCCAAGCAGTCCAATCCAGACATCCGCAAGAAGGTCAAGGCATTCTTGTATGGGTTGTTTGAGAACAAGGAGACCGAAGACTACTTCCTCAAGGTCGTCGCATCGTGTCTCTATGGAGGCAATCGGTGGGAGGAGTTCTATGGTTTCACCGGTTCTGGAGGCAACGGCAAAGGTGTCGTGGCGGACTTGCTCAAAGCCGTGTTCGGCGACTACTACCATTCGGTGGATAACACCCTCTTCACAAAACCACTGGAGCGGAAAGACCAACCTATTCCGGCACTCGTGGAGGCAAGGTGTAAGCGGATTATGATGACGACGGAACCGGAGACTGACGACAAACTACAAGGCGGTCTGCTCAAGAAGATTAGCGGTGGCGACCCAGTGGAGGCACGGACGCTCCACTCCAAGCACATCGTCAAGTATGTTCCGCAGTTCAAGGTCTTCCTCCAGATGAACAACATCCCCAAGATGAGCAAGATTGATGGTGGGATTGAGCGTCGTATGCGTATCATCCAGTTCCCCTTCAAGTTCGTAGCACAAGACAAGATGACCGAGACCTATCACCGCTTGGGCGACCCAGATGTAAAGGAGCGTCATTGTAAGTCCGATGCGTGGCGTGATGAGTTCTGCTTGATGCTCACGGAGACCTATAAGACCATCAAGGACTTGAAGTCCCTCAAGCAACCCAAGTCGGTTTCAGAAGCGACTTGCGACTACTTGGACGACAACAATCCGCTCAAGGTCTGGTTGAACACGCACTACAATATCACAAAGGACGAGAACCACAAGATAGGTTCCGCAGACCTCAAGAGGGCATACTTGGAGGACACACACATAGACAAGATTGCCGATGCGTGTTTCAAGTCGCTACTGGAGTTCAATGGGGTCGCACGGAAGCGTGAAGCGTGTGGTATCGTCTATGTGGGTCTCAAGCGGAAGGAGATTGTATTGGAAGTGTAGGGTTGTGTAGGGTAAATCGCAAAGTATTAGTCTATCTCAAAGTTTGCTTGTATAACCGGCAAACTCTGCGATTTATGCTACATTGGGATACATCAAAATCTCGGTGTAGAGTAGCGATGCCTTACGAGATTGTAGAACTACCAGATGGGTATAGGGTTATGACGACTGCTACTGGCGAGTATCATAGCAACCATTCACTGCCTCTTGCGACCGCAAAGAAGCAACTGACCGCACTCCATATCGCAACTGGTGCTGGAATGACCCATAGACAGCACTTCTTGAAGACGCATAATCTTCCGGACAGAGGGTATTCCCTCAAGGAACTCTCCGAAGTCTCCTATGTTCCACTGGACATCCTACAAGAAGTCTATGATAGGGGTATTGGTGCTTACAAGACCAATCCGACCTCTGTCCGATTGAAGGGGTCGTTTGTGAAAGGCGTGAATGCTCCTATGAGTGCGAAGTTGAGCAAGGAGCAGTGGGCTCAAAGTAGGGTCTATTCCTTCCTTGACGGAAACCCTAATCACGATAATGACCTACGACGCAATAGCGGTAGCGGTGTGGATTGGTATCTTGGAGAGGTCAGACGCAGAGCGAAGGCAAAAGGACTTGTCGGTGATGTTGAGTATGCGACCGACAAGACCCATAAGTTCCAAATCAGAGCACCGGACGGCACTATCCGTCGCTTCGGACGCAAGGGTATGATGGATTTTNTGCTATGGTCAAAGGCAGAGGAAAAGGGTGAAGTGCCCTATCGGACAGCACTCACTCGGAGGATGCTGTATTTGACGAGGGCATTACGGATAAAGGGAAACTGGAAGGCAGACCCTTACAGTCCCAATAACTTGGCTATCTATCTACTGTGGGCGTAATCCATAACAGCATTGGTTCAATGCTCATATGGAGTTTGGGTGGAGATGGCTTACTTCGTCGTTATCGTAGTGTAGAACTTGTCGCATTGGAGGCAGATGAACTGATTAGAATGACCCTTACATAACTGGATGGGTTCATTTGGGTTTGTGCTGTGCGATGCGACCATCTTGATTGTGGCGATGTAGGGGAGTATATTGCCGTCCCCACTCTGTATCCAGAAGTTATCTTTCGGTATTCTGATTGCTGGGAGATTACCGGACATCCTTTGTTAGGGCGAAATATATTTTCAATGCGATATTACGATAGACTATTTACATCAACCGAGCAGCCAAGGATGCCTTGCGATGGCGACCGCCAGTTGAGGCACCGCCAGTTGAAGCACCGCCAGTTGAACCCATCCCAGTCATCCCCTTCAGTGCCGGAAGCACCATATCCTTCGCACGGCTCATCATATTGCCGAGACGGTGGAGAACCGACTTGCCTCCCACGACACGAGTGAGAGCACCACGAGTGCCCATAGGGGCAAGAGGGGCAGAGATGATATCCGCCTCCGTGAGCACTCCCTTGATTACACGAGACGAGCCCTTGATGCTCTCAAAGAAACCACTATTCGCCGTGATTACATACAGCGTAAGGGCGGAGAGGTCATTACCAGAAGTGTTGAGCACATCGCAGTTGAACTGGAAGGTGAAGTTGCCCACGAGCGACGGTGCTTGTCCAGACTGGAGGGTGATGTCTTGGCTCGGCTTGAGCACAAGGAAACCACCGGTCGTGCGGACACTGCCGACCGGCTGGGTCGCCGTCGTCGCAAGACCGCTCCACTGCTCCCAATCCATATCAAGACCGTTGCGGAAGGTCATTCCATACAGTTGCTGTTGCGTCTGCGAGGAGAGAAGACCGCTAAAGTTATCAAAGTTGATGCTGATACGCTGGATAGGGAGGTAGTAATCCGCATCCGTCGCCGAATACGCCGTCGGCTTGGCGTAGATGATGAGGAGGTCTGGGATTTGCGGAAGCGTGATTGTCTGCGAACGGACTTGGGAGACCACACCACCGGCAGCCACCGTGCCGAAGTTCTGGTTGCTGATGTAGCGAGGGAACTCCATATACGGCACGACGCTCTTGGGCGGAAGAGGGATGTCCAGAGACGGCGTGAGGAACTGAACATTCACTTGGGCGTTCGTGAAGGGCGTTCCAGCGGAGGTCGTCTGGTTATAGGCAACCGCACTGATGGCGACACCACCAGCAGTCGTGCTACGGAGGACACGACCAGCGGTCGCCGACTGCGAAGGGGCAGTCATATTCATCACGAGCTGGATGTTCTGGATGCCGAAGAGACCGGTCTCTTGCTCGTGCGTGTCGCTGAAGACGAACGGAGACAGCACCAGCTTCTCCGTGCTGAAGAACTTGACGAACAGAGGGTAAGCCGGAACACCAGTCGTCATCACCGGAACACCAGCCGTGTAGGAGACCGTAATACCACCGCTCGTGTAGGTGCCGGAGCCAGTCAGAGGCACACCAGACGGCAGTGTCCATTGGACTTGACCCCACGCACCGTTCGGCACGACACCGCTGTCCGTAGCGAGTTCATAACCGCCAAGAGGGTTATTATTCGTCTGGTAGGCAGAGTTGTAGGACGCATAGGTATCAAGGTAAGTGGGGCAAGTCCGCTGGGCACGGTTCTTCTTGTAGTCGGAGAGACGGAGCACCTCATACAGAACATCACCAAGATTGATGGTGGTCGTCGTGTCGTTGATGGTCGCCGTCATCGTCTGCGTCAGACTGTGAAGAGGGAAGGCAGCCAGAGCCAAATCACGACCGAAGAGGGCAACCGGCTGCCCAGCCGTGATGGTCGTCGGCGTCGCCGTAAGGGAAAGGTAGCAAGCCGAAGACCACTCAACCGCCCTATCCACGAACACATTCTCGGAAGGCACATTGATGTTGAAAGTCATCTGCGAGCCGTTGGCTGCGATGGCGTTGAACGGCGAGTTGGTGAGGGACAAGGCACCCTTCTCAACGGCATACTTGGGGCGAGACTGAACGATGCGGTCGTCAAAAACAGCCAACTTCTCAATATCGGCGGACATCTTTGTATATTCACTGCTCCGTTTTTATTCTGTCCGTATTTCTCAATCTTGGAAGCCCTTGCCTCCAGCCGACTTCTTTCGGAACATCATCTTGATGGACACGGAGGACAAATTGAACATCCGAACCGGATAGAGGTTATTGTCCAGACGAGCCTTCCAGAAGACTTGGACATCAATGTTCCGGAGCTCTTGGCGAGACCCAGTGAAGGCAGAGAGCCGGTATTCCGCCGTAGGGACATATTCAATGAAGGTTCGGTAGTCATAGGCAGACCCCATCGGAAGGGCAATGTCCGTAATGATAGGCTGGAAGGCACTCGTGGAAGAGTTCTGGTTGGCATAGTTGTTGGTGCCACCATAGACGATGGGCTGACCGGTGTTCTCTGGGAAGATGGGAATGAGCGTTGAGGTGAAGACCAGAGACGATATCGGAGACCACAGCGACGAGGTGCTTTCGTGTTCTTGGGTCTGGTAATACCACACAAGGGCATTGTCGTCGGTGTATTTGTTCTTGCCCAACTTGTCTTGGAAGATGATTTGATTGACTTGACCGTTGCTCTCATTGCCGATGTAGTAATTGCTTAAGTTAGTAAAGAGACCGAACATATTGGTATTGAAATACATTGTGTAGGCAGTCGGTTGGAGGAACGGAGGCACGATACTGGCATAGAGATACTGGTCTGGGACATAGAGACTGAAGAGACCGGTGTTCGCATCAAACTGGAACTGGGGCGGTTGGTTGGACTGGGGCAGTGCCGGAGAGGTCTGGAGAACCCACGCCGTTCCATTGCTCGTGTAGAAGCGACCGTTCTCCCTTGTCGTCCAAGTCTGTCCAGTGTGTGCCGACGCTGTAGGCAGTTCCAGCACTGTATCCACGATATGAGTTGTGGTCGCACCGTAGGTCATTGCGAACTGATAGGCAACATTGCCTTGAGGGAAATAGGCAGACGGAGGAAGAGGGTCATCGGTGGTCAGTTGGACAAAGAGGAGATTACAAAGGTCAAGCCAGTGCTGGTATGTATAGACAAAGTAATAGACACCACGAATGTCTTGACTTGTCAGAGGCGGATTGGGGAACGGCAGTTTGCCACCCAGATACGGTGCTGTCTCGGTGATATACTTGACAAACCCTTGAGCATAGACATTGGGGATGCCAGAGTAATCCTTGTAGGTGAATGTCGTCTGCGGATTGAACTTGATACCAATAGAATACGAGGTCAGATTAATGTCCGGTTGCCCCAGTTGAATAGTGGGAAGGAAGAGGGGCAAGTCCTTGTTAGGACCATCCATCGTGAAGCGAACAATAGAGAAGTAGAACTGACTAATGTCCTTGATGAGGGCAGTGGAGCGTGTCTCTTGGAACCGGACAACTGGGTCATTCCCAATCGCAACTGGGTTTAGCGAATTATCGTTGATGATGTCGGCATTGTAATAGACAATGTCTGGGTCATCTGGTGTTCCAGCACCTACTGTGAAGGAGACATTGCTTCTCATTGACATCCTATATATACTCTGCTTACTTTTTAATCAGTGGGAATGTTATGCGACTGACAAACTCGTCTGGCGTGAGACCGGATTTTGATATCATTGAGGCATACTGTGGGAGTGTGCGGTCTTTGAAGAGCAGACGACACGCAGAGTGGCGACCACAAGTGGCAATGTCAGCACCGTCTTGCTGGAATTGATGCTTGTTATAGACAACCGGAAGTCCCTTCTCTCGTAGCAGTTTGGACAAGAGCGGTTTGCCTTCTTCAAGTTCCACTCGTTTGCCCATACCTAACCAAGTCAATTCGTGGTCTGGACGCTCTCCATAAGGGTCAAAGAACTCAATGTGGTCTGGATAGCGTAGGAGGGCGACCCAGTGTCCAGTGTGCTTATCCTCCGTCAGATACAGCATCAATGCTCGTCCTTCGTCGTCAAATATCTCGTCAATATCCTTGACTTGCTTGAGGTAGGGATAGGTGAAGATGTGGCTATTGGGCAGTATCTTCTGAAGGTCATCGTCGCCAAGAGCATAGGCTTCAACTTCCTTGAGGTCGGTCATCCTTTGGTATAGCAATAGATTTTGGTGCCGTTGTATTCGGTGTGGTCGCCTCAATATCCAAACTGACTTCAAGTTTTTGCCCACAGCAAACGGAACGGATACGACGGTGATTGACCGCCTTGTAGATAGCAACGGCAACACCGATGATAAGGGCAACGGAGACACCGCCGACTGAACCGGTCGTTAGGGTTTGGGCATCCATTTATAAGTGTTGGGTGTTTTTATTGGGGATATTGAAACCGATTTTCCTCCGTGTAGGGTAAATCGCAGTTTAGGGGTTTTGGGGTTTTATGACCTAAATCTCAAAAGGCAATGTAGTTTGTGTAGGGCAATGTAAGCAAAATCGCAAACTTTCTCTATAGGACCCAAAAAACAAAAGTCCAGCCGGCAAACTCTGCGATTTAGGCTACACGACCCTACATTGCCTACATAACAACTTTTCATTATATTCTTACACCCTACACAACTGCTTTTCATTATACTTCTATGATGATAGACCTTCTCATTATACCAACACCTCTTTAAGTCCCCCATAGTAGAATGACCCCCATCCGNTACAGNATCTCCGACCGCTTCTTAAGAGACCTTATCCAACGCCTTACATCGCTGTTGAGTTCATTGGAACGCAATAGTGATGAATATGTAGCACTCCTCCGGCTTATTGATGCTCTTCAGTTTGTTATCCGCAATCCACAGTTCTACCAACATCAGTGATTTAAAGACAAGCAACCTTATAGATTTTGATTATCCCCAATAGACTTGAGACTGGTTAGGAGATTTCTCATCCCATTGAACAACGATAGGCTCATTTACTGCCGTGTAGATAGTTGCTGTTTGATAAGTTGCTATTGCTGGAGGTGCTTCCACCTCTACGATAGGAGCAGACAGAACGGCAACCGGAACTGGGATAG